GCCAGAGCCGCTAACGGTGAAGAATTAACAAAACAAGCATCTCAAATAAGTAACCAAGAAAAGTTTCAAATGGCTATAGAAAAGTTACAAGAAACTTTAGCTAATACGGTAAATGGTCCTTTAGGATTAATGATAGATAAGATTGCTACATTAACTAGTAAAGCCGGGTTCTTGAAAACTATAATGGCCGGAATAGCAGCTATAATAAGTATAAACATAGTAGGAGGATTAATAAGTGTAGGAAAAGGAATAGTAGCTGTAATTCCAAAATTTGCAGCGTTGGCAGCTGAAGCAACTTTTATGAATTCTTTATTAACTTTTGGATTAGGACTAGCCGTAGCCGCTGCAGCAGCAGGAATTGGATACAGCATAATTAATTCATTATCTGATGGTGAAGCTAACGTAAGTGGTGCTGGAGGAGGTGGAGGAGGAATAAGTATTCCTAATTCTGGGGCAAGAGGAGATAAAAATATTAATATCAATCTTGTAAATGAAAACACAACTTACGTTGGAGGACAAAAAATGTCTCAATTTAACACTGAATCACAAAAAACTATCAATACAAGAGTTAGTTAATTTAATATTTATTATAAAACACCATGGCATTAAAAGATAGATTACTAGATCCAATCCAAACTAGCGTTTTTGGATTAGCAGGCAATAAGGGCCCTGAATTTGAAAATGAAGGTCAAATGATGACATCAAATATACAAGCATTTGTAGGAGTTCCTCCAACAAATACTTTGTTATCGTCACAAGATCTTATTTCAGGTCGCTTGTCTCGTCAAATCCCATTTTATCCTTACTTCAAAGCTCCATCAAATCCTCCAGTAAGTTTTCCTCCAGGATTAGAAGGACGCATAGCTCCTTGGGGTCCATACAAGTCTAAAGGCCCAGTAGAAGGAAGGTATTAATGGCTAGTTTAAAGGAGATTTTTGAAAGGGCCCAACAAACGGGTCAAGTTGAGTACACCTATTTCGGTGGCACTAATGTATCTCCTTTCAATCAAACAACAATACCTGTTTACCCAGGTACAAACAAAAAATTAAATTCTCAATCTCCTTATATTAGATTAGGTTATGAAGGAGGATTTCCAGGGGATGCTAAATTTAGAGCAGGTGACCCTTCAGGAGTTTATAACACAGGATTAGCAACTATAAGAGATACAGCTAGAATAGGAGCATTTTTTACAGATTTTCCAAATGGCCCATTATGGTTAGCAAAACAAAGTAGTTTACAACTTTCTAATCCTGATACAGCATATGCTCCAGAAAAATTTCAATTAGATGGTCCTAGAATTTATAATCCTTTAGGCACTAATACCTTATCATCTGTAGCAGGAAATGCATTAGGATTACATTTTACTCGCCATGGTTTAAGTCCTACAAATGATATTGGGTATATTAGTTTAAATACTGAAGGTGGAAATTTTTTAAGTAGATTAGATAAATACTATGGAACATTAACAGGTGAAAACTCGTATAGTTCTATAAATTTATTTCAATATAACGGAGGACCAGATTCGTTTTTTGGTTTAGGAAAAACTAGAACAGAAACATATAATGATAGTTTTAGATTAAATACAGGTGTAACTAATAAAAATCCTAATGGACTTAATTCTCAGAATCAAGCTCAAAATTTAGGATTTAAACCTTGGAATTATCAAACTATTACTAGTTATGGTAGTGTTGAAAGTAAAAATCCATTAATAACACCACCAGTAGCTGAATTTGGAACTAACCAACTAACAACTACTTTAACTTCTGGTATTAAAAATCAATCTAAGTATCCTTTAGATTTTAGACAACAATATGAAAATCCAAATGCTGAAGATTATCCTAGGTTTAATCTTCATCAAAGGATAGGTATGACTACGCCTGCAGATCCAAAAAGTACTGTAGGTCCTAGTTTTCCTGTAGATTCAATAAACGTTTTAACAATTACTCCAAGATCAGTATTTTATGGAAATTCAAACCCAGCAAATAATCCAACAAATACTGTAAATAGTAATTTAATTTATAGTGGTCTTTATGATCAAAATGAAGTAAAATCAAAAACTGGTGGAAATTACGGTAGAGATATTATTAAATTTAGAATAGAATTATTAAATAATGATTTACCTGTATTTGCTAATACTATAAACACAGATGTATTGGCGTTTAGAGCATACTTAGATACTCTTACAGATGATTTTAAAACAAACTGGAAAACCTTTAACTATATGGGTAGAGGTGAACCATTCTATACTTATGAAAACTATGCTAGAACAGTAAATTTTAGTTTTATATTAATGGCACATTCAAAATATGAAATGCCTGCAATTTATACTAAATTGAATTATTTAATGTCTAGTTTTGCTCCTGATTATAATGATAGAAACCAAATGAGAGGTAATTATGCTTACTTAACTATTGGAGATTACATTTATCAACAACCTGGAGTATTTACATCAATGAATATTACTAATTTAGTAGGAGATGGTTCTGCACCTTGGGAAATTCAGTTGAGTGAACCTGAATTTAGACGTCAATCAGGAAATGAAAATCAGATAAAAGATAGATATCAACATGAGGTTCCTACCTACATGAAGATAACAATGGCTTTTAACCCAATTCATAATTTCTTACCAAGAAAAAATAAGAGAGAAAGAGAACATACCGCAACGTTTGTTACTCCTAATTTTAAAATAGGACATCCTAATTATTATTTGCCTCAAACTACTCAATATGTTAAAGATGCGGCAGGTAATAATACAAATACTATTAAACAAATAGAAACTTTAATTAATGTTCCCGAACAAGATATAGTACAACCATAATGAATAGATACCCTAGCACATTAATAAGAAAAGAAACAAATGGTCCGAGATATTTTGGATCAACTAAGTATCCTTCTATTGATTTTAATATAGAAGATTTTTATATTATTACTATGCAAGGAGATCGATTAGATAATTTAGCTGCTCAATTTTATCAAGATCCAACGTTATATTGGGTTTTACAACAGGCTAATTCATTGAATAGAGATTCATTGTACCCACCAATAGGTGTTCAATTAAGAATACCTAGAAATATTAGTAGAATTTTAGATGAATTTTACGCTTTAAATAATTAAAAATGTTATGTCAATTTTTAAAGAAACTCTGGAAGATTCCATTCAAACCCAATTACAGGCTAGAACCTTAGTAATAAGTGGAAATGATGGAAATAGAAATATAAAATTATTACCATGGTATTTAAGCAAAAATAGCTGGGTAAGAATGTCTAGTTTTGTTAATTATACATCAGGAAATAAACTAGATTCAAAGGGGGATGGTAGATTATACGTAACACCGGATTATCATTATCAAAAAGACCAACTTAGTAAAAAATACATATTAGAAGGAGGTACTTTATATACTAGAAGTACAGGAAATACCTTAGATGATGCTATTTTAAGGTATGGTGTTGGTAATCCTCAATCTGCTTATGGAGGAAATATTGATGTAAGAGCAGATAAAACTGCTGACCCTGATTACTTCAGAACGTTTGGAATTAGACCAATGCCTGGTATTACTGAAATGAGTTTAAGAACTTTAGGAGCTTATGGTAGTTTATTTGAAACTACGGTAAAATTCTATGCTTGGGACATAAACCAATTAAATGAATTAGAAATACTTTTTATGAGACCAGGATATTCTGTTCTTTTAGAATGGGGGTGGTCTCAATATATAGATTATGATGATAATTTTATACAAAATTTTACACCATCTGGTAAAACTAATAGTCAATTAAATGCTAGTAACATTTATCCCACCGTATTTAATGATACTACAATAAATCCTTTTGAAAATTTAAGTCAAGATGATGTTTATCTTAAATTAGAAGCTCTAAGAAAAAAATATAAACATAATTACGATGGAATGTTGGGTTATGTTAAAAACTTTAATTGGACTATGATGTCTAATGGTGGGTTTGAATGCACAACTACATTGATTTCAATGGGAGAAGCAATTAATACTGTTAAAATGTCTTCTAATGTTAATGATAAAAAAACTATTGTAGTAGACGCAACGGCTCCTTCAAATTATGTATTTGATGATTATGAAAATGTTCTTTTAAGTTTAAAAGCAAGTGTAGACAATAAAAATTATCCTTATTTAAATGTAGACACAGCTATAGCAGAAAATGAATATAGAGGAGCATGGAATTATAACAGAGACTTTGTTGACAAAGAAACAATTAAAAGTACTATTAACAAGTTTTATCCTACTCAAGCTTCTAAAATAGATGTAGCACCCCAAGTTCAAGAAGTAGAATTTAAAGAACCATCAGAAACAGGAAGATATTTTGAGTATTTAACTTTAGATGTGTGGTTATCTATTGTAAGTTCTTATTTTAACATAAAAACAACAAGTAATAAATCATCTACTCCTGTTCAATTAGTAAATTTCCAATTGCCTGGAGATAATGATTTATGTTTAGCTTGTAAAGATACTGTTTCTGTAGACCCTAAAGTTTGTCAAGTTAAAAATAATGGAGCATTTAAAACAGAAATGTCATTTATTGGATATCAAGGAAATTATAAACCATCAGAAAATGGCATAAATCCTCCAATGTATCAGTTTCAAAACGGTGACAAATTTATAATATCTCCAGACACATATCAATTTTATGATCCTATTTTAAAAGCAGGAAAAATAAAAAATATTTTTGTAAACATTTCTTTATTGTTACAAACTTATAAAGACATGAAAAATTCATCAAACGATGAAGGAGTTAATATGTTAGATTACATTAAAAATGTATTAAATAAAATATCAAATGCTTTAGGAGGATTAAATAACTTTGGTTTAAGTACAGTTGGAAAAACCCAACGTACTATGAAAGTAGTAGATTTGTATTATTTGGAAAGTGGTGTTAATTCAAGAGCTGATCATAAATATCAATTTGATTTATTAGGTTTAGGTAGCATTTGTAGAAATGTAAGTATACAAAGTCAAATATTTGAAAATCAAAGTACTATTGTAGCCATAGCAGCTCAGAGTAGAGCTAATTTAGCTAATGTTTATAATTCAAGCCAAATTTATTTAAACGCTGGATTAGAAGATAGAATAGCTTTAAATAAGTGGCAAGGAGAAGAAATATTTGAAGAAGATCAAGGAAATCCAAACGATGTATTTTATCAAAAGTTATATAATTTTATGCTTTATGCTCGAGATTATTTAATAGGTAATTTAATTCCTGGAAGGGGTGATGGAAATGATTATAGAATAAAAATAGATACATCAGGGCAAGCTAATCCAAATAGTATATTAAAACAATCAATGTTAAAGTATAATAGTGAATTAAACTTTAAAGCTTTAATTCCTTTTAAACTAAAAATAACATTAGATGGTATTGGTGGTATAGTGGTAGGCCAGATTTTTACTGTAAAACAAAATATATTACCTAAAAATTATTATGATAAACAGTTAGGATTTGTAATAACCAGTATAAACCATAGACTAGTTAAAAATGATTGGGAAACAGAATTAGAAACTCAAATTTGTATTTTAGATCAAGATAGAAAAGTTTTACAAGATTTTATTAATATTGAAAGAGAAGGATTTGGAGAATTTATAGCAGTATTACAAGCCAAGTCATTAATATATCCAATACTTCAAGATTTTTTAACTTACCAAGCATCTAGATCTATTGTAGGTTTTGTATTTGCTGAATCTGCAGGAGCAAGTAGTATTAATCCTGTTAGAGAACCTTTTAGTGAAGTAATAGAAGATAATGTTATTAATTACAATAAAGAAGTTGTACAAACTTATTGGGCTAATAACGTTGAGTATTTTTTGAAAAGTGATCCATCAAACCCAAATTCAAAATATGGTATAGATAAATTTAAAGATTTTGTAGTAGCTTGGGTAAATAATTACAAACAATATTATTCTAATGTTGCTAATACTCGTTTAATAGCCAATGATAAAACATTAGGTAATTTGTTAGATCTATTAGCAGGAGCACCTCCATCACCTGGAGATGAAGTTTATAGTCAAGAATTTGAAGACTTATTAAATGGCATTCAGTCAGAATTAAACAATGCTTATGAAGTATTTGTTCCATCTACCACCAGTAGATCTATATATGCTAATGATAGTGGTAATTTAGATTTTAATGTATTAAGATACAAAACTCCTGGTGGTATTCTACCAAATGGAAGTGTACAAGGATTTAGTTTACCTACATTAAAAGCAAGACTAGATCGTTTTATTGATACTACAACTTTTATGAAACAAGTGAAGCTTGGATTTGATCAACCAATTCCACTTCAAGATACTCAAAATATTTATTTGAAGAATATAATAGGACTTAATGGTCGAGTTATGTATGGTGAACCTAAATCATTAGGACATCCTTATTCTATTGATGATAACGTTGCTGGTCCTTTTACATTTGACATAACTAAAGAACTTCAATATGGAACTGCTGGAAATCTTTGGTACACAAATGGTGAAGCTATGGGTGCAGCATTTGCTAATACTATTGCTTGGACTAAACAAGTTCAACGACGATTGGGTAATTTACCTCCAGTAATTACTTTTGCTATTACAACTAAAAGAAATAATACTACAATAGTAACTAACACTAACTTTGAATATTATCAACCATAATGTATTTACCACCTAGTGTCATATTACCTGAAATTTTTTATACTTATGGAAATGAGTATTATTATGCTACTAATTTAGCTAATTATGTGGGATATTACCATAAAGATAAGTACGGAAATGCTTACACTGGTAAAACTCATACAGATGATTCTCAAAAATTAAATCCAGCTTTTAATAGTTCAAATCCTACTCCGGTAGATTTAGGAATAAGTACACTAGCTAATGAATATAATAGTTTAGACTTAAGTCCTCAAAGTTCAATTGGATTAAGTTTACCTATTAATGATAGTTTACCTCCTACTAGTGAAGATTATACTCAGACTTATTATGTTAGATATATTATAGAATACAAATTAAGCAGTCAGCTTTATATTATAGAAACCAATAAAACAACATTCTATCAGTATTTTAACAGCAACTTTTCTAAATATTTTACATTTGCTGAAGTGCTTTGGAAAATTAGTGGTCCACTTTATGATGTAAAAGAAAATGGTGTATTAATGCAAGGTGGAGTTATAGATTCAAATTTAAGAAGTATTAATGAAGCTAGAAAAATTATACCTGACATACAAAAATATTTTACAGATTTAACGCTTTATTATAAACCTTAATATTTATATTATATTACTATCATGCTACTAAATGAACAAAAATTAAGAATGCAACAATTAGCAGGTATAAAAGTTGAAGAAACTTTTGAGTCTGTGTTAGCTGATTTCCTTTTAGAAATAAAATTACATGAAAAAGCTTTAAATGAAGGTAAAGTTTTGAATGAAAGCTTATGGGAAAAAACTAAATATTACTTAGGCAAACTAGGCCGATATAAAGTAAATGGTAAATTTTTTGGTAAGAATAAAGAATTAGAAGCAAGTAGAAAAAAAGTTGATGATCTTATCAATAAAGAAGCTAATACTAAAATTAAAGAATTAATTGGAAATATTAAAAAATATGTTCCTGAATTTCCAAATAACGAATCCTCAGAAAAGTTTTTAGATACTCTTTTACATATTGGAAAATTTTATGATGGTATTATAGCTGCTACTAAAAAACCTAAAGAAGATTCAGAATTTATGCCTGTTGATATGGCTAATGAATTAATTAATGATCTTAGAGAATATGTTAAACATGTGTTAGATGCAGAATTAAAAAGTAGTTATACAACATTTAATGAAGCTGAAGGAGATAATTCAATAGGTGATATAGAAAATTACGATAAACGAGCTAAAAAAGATTTATTAAAAAGAAGAGCAGGTAAAGAAGAATTTTCAAGTGAAAGAATGAAAACTCTTAAATCTTGGAGATTACCTTTAGCTTTATTTGGAGCAGGAGGAGCATTAGGTGGTTTAAGTTGGTTATTAGACTTGTTAAAAAGTAAAGCAGATTTCCTTTATGTATTAAAAGGAGAGGGCATGACTCAAATTTTAAACAGAGTTGGTGAAAAAGGAGGTTGGGGATTACCTAAATTAGGACCAGATTCACCTTTAAGTGATGTAAAAGACTATATTACTAAAGTAGGAGAAGGAAATTACGAAACAGGTATAGATAGATTATCAGCAGATAACGGAATGTTTCAAAACCCAAATGCTGCTCAAGAAGCTTTGTCTCAAATGACTAGTGCTGATGAAAACACAACTGCCGGAGATTTCTTTAAAAATAAATTAGCAGGAACAGGTAAAACACCTGGTGATATGTTAGTTACTAAAGCTTTTGGTCCTTTATTAATAAAAGCTGCTGCAAGTTCTGCAGCTCCTTGGATGGGTAAATTTGCAAGTGGAGTAGGAGTAGCATTATTAGCGGGAAGCGCAGCTGTTGCTTTAGCTCGTTTAAAAGGAAGAAAAAGCTCAAGAGCAGCTTCATTGAATTTACTTTATCAATCACTTAAAAACGTTAAACCAACTGAAGAAAATCCAACAGTAGTTCCAGTAGAAAATACTCCTGGTGGACCACCACAAGTAGATAATTCTTCAGATGTTCCATCTCAAACTTCTAAAGAAAAAATTCAACAAGATGTACAGATTGTAGGAAATGATTTTGAAAATAATACATCTGTAAAAACAGCTTTAAGTAAAATAGATACTGCTGATGACTTTAGAAACTTGATTCTTCAAATGAGTCAATTTGTAAGTGCTAATTTAAGGAAAGATAAAGCTAATTTAAGATCAGCATTATATGGAATTGCTAATCAATTAAAAGGAAAGAAAGTACAAGAAGACTATTCATTCCAAACAGCAGATTCTGAATCAGCAGGTAAAGCAATTGAAGCAGCTAAAACTTTAGTACAACATTTACAAAAAATCAATACTAGAGAAGAGTTTGCACAGTTAGTAAAACAAGTTTTACCATATATTGATCCTAATGGTAAAATTACTCAAGATAGAGGTAAATTAGTAAATATTATTTATGGCGCTGCAAACCAAATAGATAAGTTTGTAGCAAATCGAGATAAAAGCCCTGCTCATAAGCCGGGAGGATTAGGATAAAATAAGAGGCTTGGTTTTTACCAAGCCTTTTTTTATTATATATGAAAAGGTTATGCATGCTATTATAGAAACAAAAAATCAATTAGACAGACTACAAGAATACTGTGAAGATTCTTGTTTTGTTCAAATTATTTCTAATAACGACAATTTTCATCCTAAATTTAGTAACATAGTAGCAGTATATTATCATTGTTTAAACAGTAAAGGTTACATTTTTCCTGTTAATCATAGTGAAACGTTTAATTTAGATTGGAAAGACATATTAGATTTTTTAAATAAACACAAACTTATTTATGTTTTAGATAAAAAATTTCATGATTATTTTCTTCCAAACACTTTAAAATCAACAGACATACAATTTAATATTTTAAATAAAACTAATAAAGTTTTTAAAGCTGATGAATATGATACACCAGCTCATATACATTACTACAGAGAACATTATTTTAGAAGTAATTTAAATAGTATTATTCCTATTACAAAACACTTAGAAAAATGGGAAAATGTGTTTACTCAAATTAAACACCACATGAATTTTAGACCACTAACATGGTTTGACAATGACTATACTAGTGTTTTTAAAAGAATAGAACAAGAAGGCATTAAGATTAGTCCAACTAAGTTCAATCATTTTTTTGAACCTACGTTTGATGATTATAGTATTAATAAAAACAAAATACATACTTTGTATAATCTTTACAACATTACTACAAGACCGAGTAATGCATTTAACAATATAAATTTCGCCGCGCTTCCCAAAGAAAATGGCGCGAGAAATGTGTTTATTCCCGACAACGATTTATTTATAGAATATGACTTTACCGCTTATCATCCGTCTCTTATTGGCAGCTTATTTAATTATAATTTTAGTAGTGATCCCTACAATGATTTGGCATCACTTTTGGGTACGACGAAGGAGGAGGCTAAAGAGATTACGTTTAAAAACCTCTATGGAGGCATCAAAGAAGAATATAGGGACAGGGAATACTTTAGACAAGTCAATGGATTAATTAAAAAAATGTGGTTAATTTATCAACAAGAAAACCAAGTAAAATTAGCTACAGGCAGAACACTTCACAAACAAGATAATCTTAGCCCAACAAAAATATTTAACTATTATGTTCAAAGTTTAGAAACTAAAAGTAATGTAGAGTTAGTAACTAAAGTGTTAGATTATTTAGAAATAAAGAAAAGTAAAGTAGTTTTGTACACATATGATTCAATTTTAGTAGATTTTAGTAAAGAAGATGGAATAGAAGTTGTAACTACAATAAAACAACTATTAGAATCGACAGGATATACTACAAAGATAAAAAGGGGGGCAGATTATGGTTTATAATATTTCTTCTATATTTATCAACAGTATTGACATGAAGAATAAGTTACTGTGCTCATTCACAGCCCCAAACCGTTTATTAGACACTATTGCTGGCATAACATCTCGCTATGCAATAATGTATGACAAAATGTTTATTCTGGAAAGTCCTCAAACTACTGAATACTTAATTACTTACAACATTGACACAGAAAATTCAGTAAGTGAAATTCCAGAAAATACTATTTTATTACACCGTAAAAAAGAATCAAATACTTTATATACTATAAATGCTTTAAATACTTTAATTAAACAGTTAAATAACGGTATATTAGATAATCAGTATAAAGTAAATTGGGTAGACTATAGAAATAGTGTATTATTGACTCAAGGCCCAGATCTAAGAATTATTGAAACTAAAATTCATAAAATAGTTTACATATAATTGGCTTTTAGTTTTTGTTTTATTATATTATTTAAGTAAATAAAATTGTTATGGATATCAATCAAATTAAAAATCGCTTGAATACTCTTCAAAACAAGAAGGGTGGCTCTCAAAACAAAGAAGAAAGAGCAAAAAATTTCTGGAAACCTGCTGTAGGTAAAACACTTATTCGTGTCGTTCCTAGTAAGTTTGACAAATCAAATCCTTTTAAAGAAGTGTATTTTCACTATGGTGTAGCTAATCGTTCAATGATTGCTTTGACTAATTTTGGTGAAAAAGATCCTATTGTAGAATTTGCTAGTCAACTTCGTAAATCTAGTGAAAAAGAAAATTGGCAACTTGCTAAAAAAATTGAACCCAAAATGCGTGTATTTGCTCCTGTTATTGTTAGGGGTGAAGAAGAAAAAGGTGTGCGTTTGTGGGAATTTGGAAAAGAAACTTATCTTGAATTGTTGAGCATGGTAGCAGACGAAGACATTGGGGACTTTTCAGACATTTACGAAGGTCGTGATTTGACCATTGAAACTGTAGGACCTGAAGTAACTGGAACTAAGTACAACAAATCTACTGTTCGTCCTCGTACTAAAATTACTCCATTGAGTGATAATTCGTCTCAAGCTAAAATGTGGTTGAGTGAACAACCTGAAATTTTGACTTTGTATAAAAAGTACGAATACGATGAAATGAAAAATCTTTTGTTGACTTGGTTGAATCCTGAAAGTGATGTAGAAGAAACTGAAGAAGTAGAAGAAACACCAATCACACCAGCAACACCAGTAGTTACAAATTATGCTACTCCAGCTGCTAAGAAAAAGTCTTCATTCAATGAAGATGAATTCGATGCGTTGTTTACAGAAAGTAAGCCAAAATCTCCATTCAAAGACGAGGACGAAGACAACGATTTGCCTTTCTAATAAACTATGGCTAAAAAGAAATTAACAGACGCAGTCTCTCAAGCTGTCAAGGGAAACTTTGATCTTGAGTCGTTTAAAAAGTCTAAGTTTTTAAGTAACACCAGTGTTACTTTTAAACCTCAACGTTGGATTCCACTAAGTGCTGCATTTCAAGATGTTCTTTCTTTGCCAGGTATTCCTATGGGCCACATAACATTGTTACGTGGCCATAGCGATACTGGTAAAACGACAGCTTTGATTGAAGCAGCAGTAAGTGCACAGAAAATGAACATTCTCCCTATCTTTATCATTACAGAAATGAAATGGAACTGGGATCATGCTAGACAAATGGGCTTTAACATTGAAGAAGTTGTAGATGAAAGTACAGGAGAAGTAATTGATTACAATGGATTTTTCATTTATAATGACCGAAGCACATTAAACACTATTGAAGATGTAGCAGGATTTGTTGCTGATTTATTAGATGAACAAGCAAAAGGTAGATTACCATATGATTTGTTGTTTTTGTGGGATAGTATTGGTAGTGTTCCAAGTAGAATGAGTGTTGAAGCAAATAAAAACAACCCTATGTGGAACGCAGGTGCTATGTCTCAACAATTTGGTAATTTTATTAACCAAAAAGTTATTATGAGTCGTAAATCTAACAATGCTTACACAAATACTTTGGTAGCGATTAATAAAGTATGGGTATCTCCGGCTGAAACACCTATGTCTCAACCAAAAATGCGTAATAAGGGAGGTGATTCTATGTTTTTTGACAGTAGTTTAGTTATTACATTTGGTAACGTTACTAACAGTGGAACAAGTAAAATGATGGCTCAAAAAGATGGTAAACAAGTTGAGTTTGCTAAACGAACCAAAGTATCTTGTGATAAAAACCACATTACAGGTGTAACTACTAAAGGAACTACGGTTATTACTGTTCATGGATTTATTGATGATGATCCTAAATCATTAGACACGTATAAAAAAGAACATAAAGACGAGTGGATAACAGTATTGGGAAGTGGAGACTTCATAGTAAAAGAAGACAACTCAGATTGGGACGAAAGTAAAAATAGTGTGTTGGCTTTAAATGATGAAGAATAATGGATCCAGAATTTCAAGCGATAATTGATAAACTTAGTAAAGCAAGACAGGCTGACAAGCCTGTTTTGCAACCTAAGGTACTACTCATTGATGCAATGAATACGTTTTTACGTAGTTTTGCTATTATTAATCACATTAATCCTAAAGGTAATCATATTGGAGGTCTTACTGGTTTTCTAAAATCAGTAGGTTTTGCAATCAAACACATTAATCCAACAAGAGTTATTATTGTTTTTGAAGGAGAAGGGTCAACTCAAAATAAGAAAAACTTGTATCCTGATTATAAAGGAAACAGAAAACTAAAACGAATAACTAATTTTGATGGATTTAACAATCAAGAAGAAGAAAGTGAAAGTATAGAAAATCAGTTGTTGAGACTCGTGGAATACTTACAATGTCTTCCTTTAGATATGGTAGCGATTGATAGGGTAGAAGCAGACGATACTATTGGACATTTAGCCACAAAATTTCAAGAAGATAATGATGTGGTAATAATGTCTTCTGATCAAGACTTTTTACAACTTATAAACGATAAAATAACTGTTTATAGTCCTACTAAAAAGAAATTTTACGATGTTAACAAAGTAAAAGAAGAATATGGTGTTACTCCTCAAAATTATCTTCAAATGAAAATTTTGTTGGGAGATAACAGTGATAATGTTCCTGGAGTTCCTAAATTAGGACCTAAAAAACTCATAAAAAACTTCCCAGAATTACAAGAATCTACTGTTGTTCATTTAAAAGACATTTTAGAAAAAAGTCAACAAGAAAAAGGAACAATGTTTGAAGCTGTTAGTATGTTTAGTCATCAATTAAAAATTAATGAAAAATTGATGGACTTACATAATCCTAATTTGTCTACTATGATGATTTTAGAATTAGAAGATGTAATATCTCAGCCTAAAAGTAGTATGGATAAAAGTAAATTTCTCACTATGTACCAACAAGATTTGCTAGGTAATAGTATTCCAAATGTAGAAAATTGGTTAGTAAATGTTTTTACTCACCTTATGGTTTCTAAAAAATAAGTTATTATATTATAAAAAAAGTTATGGTTTCATTTAATAAGTTGTCGCAATACGGGTTACCTTTCCAGCTCAAGGTAATTAATCAGCTCTTAACAAATAAAGAGTTCTTACTAAACATTAGAGATACAGTTCAAGAAGAGTATTTCGATAATTCTTCTTTACAGTGGATTGTTGCAAGAACTTTAAAATATTTTGATCAGTATCATACAAGTCCTACTTTAGAAGCTTTACAAATTGAAGTAAAAAAGTTAGACAATGAATTGTTGAAAACTAACGTTATTGAGCAATTACGAGAATCTTATAGAATAGAAAATAGTGATGCTGATTATGTAAGACAAGAATTTAGTAATTTTTGTAAAAATCAACAACTTAAAAAAGCATTACTTACTAGTGTAGATTTGCTAAATTCAGGAATGTATGACGATATTAGATCATTGATTGATAGTGCTTTGAAAGCAGGAATGGACAAAAATATTGGTCACGAATACAGTAAAGATGTAGAATCAAGATACAGACCAGATGCTAGACAAATAGTTCCTACTCCTTGGGAAGATGTCAATAAACTTCTTATGGGAGGTTTAGGAGGAGGAGATTTAGGTTTGGTTTTTGGTAATCCTGGTGGTGGTAAAAGTTGGATGATGGTAGCTATTGCAGGACATGCTGTGAAATTAGGATTTAATGTAGTTTATTACACATTAGAATTAGGTGAAGTTTACGTAGGAAAGCGATTTGACGCATTTTTTGCTAATGAAGCTGTAAACCAAATTCACTTACACAGAAAGAAAATTGAAAATGAAATTAATAAATTAGAAGGTAAGTTGGTTGTAAAAGAATTTAGTATGGGGAAAGCAACTATTCAAACTTTAGAATCACATATTCAAAAACTTAAAGATATGGACATAACTCCAGACTTGGTTATTATTGATTATGTTGATTTGCTGAGATCTCCAAAAAGAAGCTTTGACAGAAAAGATGAAATTGATGATGTTTATGTAGCTACAAAAGGACTAGCAAGAGACTTAAATATTCCTATTTGGAGTGTAAGTCAAGTAAATAGAGCAGGTGCACAAGATGACATTATTCAAGGAGATAAAGCTGCTGGTAGCTATGATAAAATTATGATTTCTGATTTTTGTTTATCTTTATCAAGAAAAAAAGAAGATAAAGTAAATGGAACAGGAAGACTTCACGTAATGAAAAATCGTTATGGCATGGATGGACTTACTTACAACGCTAAAGTAGACACAACTACAGGACACATTGATTTAGATGACAACAACGAAGGAGTAGATCTTTCACCTACTAAAGCTTTTAACCAACCTACTAAATCTGAAGACTGGGACAATTCAGATATTTTAAAACTTCGAAATAAATTTTCAACTTTCTCAGATTCAATCTAATTTAAAGATATTTATAAACCCATAAAATAAAGAATATGAATACTACTCAACAAATATTATCAGATGTCACAGTACACATGAAGTATGCTCGACATCGCTCTGACTTATCTCGTCGTGAATCTTGGGAAGAGATTGTCGATAGAAACAAAGAAATGCATTTGAAAAAGTTTCCACACTTATCAGATGAAATCAATGAAGTTTACCAAATGGTTTATGATAAAAAAGTATTGCCATCTATGCGTTCACTTCAATTCGCAGGAAAACCTGCTGAAATTAACAATGCAAGGATGTTTAACTGTTCTTTCCTTCCTATTGACGACATTAAGAGTTTTAGTGAAATTATGTTTTTGCTTCTTAGTGGATGTGGGGTTGGATTTAGCGTACAAAATCATCATATTGACAAGTTACCCGAAATTGTAATTCCAACACGCGAAAGACGTTATTTAATCAACGACTCTATTGAAGGATGGGCAGATGCTGTTCACGTTTTAATGAAATCTTATTTGAAAGGCGGAGCTAGACCTCGTTTTGACTTTAGAGATATTAGACAAAAAGGAGAACAACTAGTTACAGCAGGTGGAAAAGCACCAGGACCAGAACCATTGAAAGAAGTATTGTTCAATGTTCAAAAGATTCTTGATCGTAAAAAAGCAGGAGACAAATTAACATCAGTAGAATGTCATGATATTGCTTGTCACTTAGCTGATGCAGTATTGTCAGGTGGAATTCGTAGAGCAGCTTTGATTAGCTTGTTTGATTTTGATGATGAAGCTATGTTGACTTGTAAGTTTGGAAATTGGTGGGAAACTAATCCACAACGTGGTCGTGCTAACAATTCAGCAGTAATCTTACGTCATAAAATTACAGAAAGTGAATTTATGGGATTGTGGGAAAAAGTAGAAGCATCAAATGCAGGTGAGCCAGGATTTATTTTTAGTAATGATAAAGACTATGGAACCAACCCATGTGCTGAAATTGCTTTGCGTCCTTATCAGTTCTGTAACTTGTGTGAAATTAACGCTACAGACATTGAAAGTCAAGAAGATTTCAATGCTCGTTCAAAAGCAGCAGCATTTTTAGGAACCTTACAAGCAAGCTACACAGATTTTCATTATTTGCGTGATGTTTGGAAAAAAACAACAGAAAAAGAAGCATTGATTGGTGTAGGTATTACAGGTATTGCATCTGGAAAATTAGATTCAATCAACTTAGAAGAAGGTGCTAAAATGGTTATTAAAGAAAACGAAAGAGTAGCTAAATTATTGGGAATTAAGAAAGCAGCTCGGGCTACCACAGTAAAACCATCAGGAACTAGTTCATTAGTGTTGGGAAGTTCATCAGGTATCCATGCATGGCACGATAATTACTATATTCGTCGTATTAGAGTAGGCAAGAATGAAAGTATTTACACTTACTTGTCACTTTACCATCCAGAATTATTAGAAGATGATTTCTTTAATCCAAGTCAACAAGCTGTTATTTCGGTTCCTCAATCAGCACCAGAAGGAGCTAAAACAAGAAGTGAATCAACATTTGATTTGTTAGAAAGAACAAGAAGATTTAATATGGAATGGGTAAGACCTGGTCATAGAAGTGGACAAAACTTTAACAACGTGTCTTGTACTATCAACATTAAAGCAGGAGAGTGGAAACAAGTTGGTGAATGGATGTGGAATAACAGAAATGATTACACAGCTATGTCTTGTTTACCTGAAGACTTGGGTTCTTACAAACAAACTCCATTTGAAACTATTACAGAAGAACAATATAATGAAATGTCACAACATTTACATACTATTGATTTAAGGAATGTAGTAGAGTTTAGTGATGCAACAAGTTTAATGGACCAAGCTGCGTGTGCTGGTGGAGCTTGTGAAGTAATTTAAGACCTTGCAACCCATGCTAAAGGGGAGTCAATTATTTGGCTCCCTTTTATATTTATCGATA